CCAGATATGGGTGCAGCCCAACCACAAGTGACAACAGCAAAACTGTCAAACCCTTGTTGGTATAACTGAATTGCTGACTCGATATCTGACAGCATGTCATAAATATCAACTTGTCCGTCCATTGGAACAATGAATGGAACTTCACCACGAACATAATCAACGCCGTATAGCAACGCTAATGGCAACATGAATGTGTCCGCATATTGTTTTTCGATTGCTTGATTGACAAATAAGTCAACCTCACGCAATGTTTCACTGAACTTTTCTGTATATGTATTCATTTTGTTTCTCCTTGTATTGGTTTTCTTTTTATTCTTCTACCGACATGCCCAGCGGTGAGCGTGAACCCACCCCATATTCCATAGGAATGAGTGGCTTGCCCGTAAGCAAGACACTCTTCCCTCATTGAACATGTTGAGCAAATCTTCTTTGCTTTTACTGTATTTGCACCATTTATTTTTGTTGGTGGATATTCTGGAAACCACCATTCTGTTGGTTGATATTTGCAATTCGCTTTTTCAGAGCGAAGTTTACTGAACTCAAACATCTGAACCTGCTGTCAATCGATTCTGAATAACCTTGAGCACCTTCTCTGCAATTTCGTTAGAGAGATTAATAGTCATTGACTCAACCTTATCGTCAATCATGTTTTTGATTGTGGTCGTATCACAAGTAGAGGCTATGTTCGCTTGCACTTGTGTGTTCACCAAGTTTCTAAAACGATTGTTGCTGAGTAGATGACGCAAGAACATTTCGTTTTCCCACAATGGTGCTGTCAGGTCTACAAGTTCTGAATAGTCAATGTTGTCACGAACCTCGCTAACAATCTGTGAGTAGTCAATGCTTTCAAGAACCCAGTTACGCACCTTGCGTGTGTAGTCCCGGCTCTCCATCATCACTGATGAAACCGACTCAACAACACTGTCATGAGTTGGAATACGACCGTTCACCTGTCGCTCCACCTCCTCAACAATAGTTGTTTCCATTGACTGACTGAATAGTGATGGCATTGATGCGCTGTCTAAAGACACATCGAATTCCATTACTGATGGGATTAGTTTGATTGTTGTCATTTTGTTTCTCCTGTTTCTGTTTTTCTATTTAGTAATAACTTGGGTGAGTGGTTGATTGTTTTGGTACGACTACTGCATTTGCAGCGTAGGCATCTTCGTTGAAACCGTCAATGTCGTAGACGGCATACAACGATGACCAACAAGCACAAGGGTATGTTGCACCACAGAAGTGGCACGCACCACACTCATCGCAATGAGTTTCCATTACGCCGAATGGTGTCTTGTGTTCGTGAGCACAGTTGTAACACTCAATTAGTTGTGTGTTCTCATCAATGGTTGTAGTAAACACATCGAATTGTGCTAACTGTTCACTGGCACTGAACTCAAGTTCATCGTCGTAATCTGGAATGATTAGACCATTGTCCTTTTTGTCCCATGACGATGCATACGATGTCTTGCCGTATCCATAATCCCAGTCGTCATAACCCCAAAGACTTCCATAAGAAGGCTTTGTGTAAGTCTTGTAAGACACCTGCTCATATGAGTAGTTGGACCACCACATATCTTTATCCCAGTGACCAGCCTTCTCATTGAGAATGTACCAGTCTTGTTTGGCGTCATCGTGAACAGTGAGGAATACCAACTTAGAACCAGTAGACCATGCTTCTAGTTTCTTGAAGTAATCATCATTGTCAAGTGATGTAATGCCACCAACGCTAGGCATGATGTCTTGCGCAAATACTTTTGTATCTGAACGGTTATCACCCTTTGGTATTGCTACTGGCAGTATGCCGTTGTGACCAACGACTGATTGGTTGTCCTTGCCCAAGAAGAATGGGTGACAGTTGGAGACAGTCTCGCTACCGTGAGTTGCCCAACGGAAGTGAAACACAGCAGGTCCTTGATGAGTCCTACGCAAGTCAGTGAACTTGTTTGCGACTTCCTCAAAGTTCATGCTGTGGCATGTAACAATGCTCTTGCCTGTTGATATTGCGAAACCGAACCCGTCAGGGTTAGCGGTTGCAGCAATCTTGAATCTGTCCATGTCAGGTGTGACATAGTCAGGAATGAATGTTAGTAAGCACATGTTGTGCCCCTTTCTTTTGTTTGTTTTGTGTGTTTAGAAACTGATACTTCGGTATCAGATTTATTGCTCATCGCCGTGAGTTGAACAACGAACGGCAATGCGTTCGGACAGGATTGAATAACGCTGTTGAGTCTTGACCCAAGATGCGAACGAACGAAACGCAAGCGCACTACCAGACATAACCTGTTTGGTATTGCACTCTTTGTCCGTGTATGTGAACAATGCTTCACAGAATTGCAAAGCAGCGAGCACAGTGTTCGGATTGAGTGAAGGACGGAAGAAACGCAACTCAATAGTGTGACGGTTCTGCAAATTGACAGCGGTGTAACGGTCATCGTTATACCCTTGACCCTTTGCATGTTTCATGTACGAACCATTGAACTGAACTTGGTAAGTACCGGTGGTGTCGTCATAGTCACGCCAGCCATTGAGAAATGCAGTCTTGTCCCACTTCGCATAAGACACATCACGACCAGCAAACGCTTTCATCTCACGATTGTTGTCGTAAAGGAACTTGAAGAACTTGAACAAGTGCTTCTCATCTGCAAACGCATTGCGAGACATGTGAATGTGTAGCCCACAGTTGTGTGCGTCCCATGACTTGCAACCCTTGCGAATGAGGTCACTGATACCGTTCCACTTGAAGTGGTTCATTGCGAAGTCCAATGTCATTGGGTGCGAAACAATCTCGAACCCATGCTGAATTGAACCGTCTTCCTTCAGATACACAACTGAGTCTGAGTTGTTGCCGTTGATTGTGTCTGCAACATGCTCTGCACATGCATCACGAGTAACGCCACGACCAACTTCAAGTTCTAACTCAAAGCCCATGTACAACTGTGAACGAAGTTTGCCTTCATCGTCGGTGTACTCACTTGAGTAATAGGACTTTTGTCCATCGTTGCCAATGAATATTGCACTTGGCTTGTATGAGTAGTTATGAATATACGATGAGTCATCGTTATCTTCATTCATGCTTTCCTCATGTTCGTCACTGCAACCAGCACAACGCATTTCATGGTCGTGGTCAGAGAAATACATCTCATCATCTGGGTACGGCTCCTCGCATGAGTAGCAGAATGTATTGATTTCTTCTTCTTCACTTGCAGGCATGATTAGCCCTTTCTGTTTGTTGTTTGTTTATATGTTTGCCCCACAGCCGAAGCCGTAGGCGAGAATGCACCAAAGCATGGGGGAACTCCGATGCACTCTCGCCCACGCAAACTGATACCGAAGTATCAGTTTGTATGAGCGTTGCTCACGCATTTTGTTCTGCGTGCACATCACCTGTCTTTATGAAAGAAAACTTTAGCATCTCTCGTAGACGCTTGTTCTCTTCTTGCAATAACTCAATATCGATGCGTGCATTTTCTAATGTTGCAGCGATAATGCGTAGTTGTCTCTCTGTTTCTTTGTTCATTGCTGTTCTCCTCTTGTCTTTGTTTGTGTGTCTAATACATACCGAAGATATGTAAGAATTTTATCTCGTGTTGGAACTGGTGCAAGACAACGAACTTCCACTGTATTCATCTTCACAAGACTCACCGCACAATACCTAGTCTCATCTGACCAGAATGTTTGGCAATAAGAAGTTTCAGGAATAAAGAATTCATCAACTTCTAAACTATGAAACTTTTCCACATCATCAACGATTGCCTGAGCAAATCGTTGTGTATGTGCCTCGTCAATGAACGATGCCTTGTTGATATGAATATGAAAACCAAGTTCTCCAATTCCTTCGGTAATGAAGTCAGACTTGATTACATCTTTGGTCCAACTCCAATCAAACTTGTTGTAGTAGTAGTCGTATGTTGCAGGGTGAGAAACAATCTCGAATCCATTCCTAAGAGAACCATCTCTCTTGCAAATAATGTCGTTTGTTTCTTCAGTTCTTGCAAGTATTTGCGTAGCAAGTTTTTCACGGTCAAGACCGTACAAATCTGTTTTCATACGGTCTACTTCCAACTCAAAACCCATAACAGTTGGTTCAGAACCGTAAGGAAAATCATCTTGATTATCCCAAGAGTTACGCCTGTAAAGTTCTCTTCTACCTGCGTACACTCCGTCCTTGTAGTACTTGGTTACTCCTGCACTGTAATCCTCAAGAACGCTCAGATAGTCGGTTGCAAACTCAATGAGTTCATCAAGAACTTCACCATCTGTTTTCTTTACTCCGTCTTGGTTGATTATGTGTAGGAAATTGCTCATGATTTCTGCTTTTGTGTACATGTCTGTTTCTCTTTTCTGTTTGTGTGTTTATGTGTTTATGAAACTGATACCGCAGTATCAGTTCCAGTCCTTGTTGGTTGGGTGATTATTTCGTGAGCGAAGAAACTGTTGCGCCTCTGGACTAGACCAGTTCTTCATTTCCATTTCTTGACGAGCAATCCATTGCTTAGACATATGCATATCTTTTTCGCATTGTTCATAGCCCCATTCGTATGCAAATACCCATACTGCAAGAACGACAATCATTGCCATTGTAAATAAACCAAACCAATTCATTAGATGCTCCATTCTGTTGAGAACTTAGGCGTAACACCAAGTTCGTCTTTGCTAATTCGCTTTTCTACGGTCACAATATCTGAAAATTGCTCAAGCAACGCAAGCACTTCTGCGAGTTCGTCTTTGCCTTTCATGATTTGTGCACGCAATTCGTAAGCACGATTATTGAGTGCTTCGAATGACTGGTTATTTTTTCTATTACGCATTGCTATCTCCTTGTTTGTTGTTTGTTTTGTTTTGCTCACTTGTGTGAACATGACGCAACACCATGCAGGGGGTTACATGATGTTGCGGTAACTCACACAGAGTTACGAAACTGATATCGCAGTATCAGTTATTTTTCCTCAAGCATTTTGAGCAACTGTGCCTTGGTGTACTTAGTTGCTTCACGCTTAGCGTCAAAACGCTTTGGCTTGCTTGTCTTTGCACGCTGTCCGTCACCAGCAACCAATGTCTTGAGGCTATTCCACGATGCAGTGGCGTATGTCTTTTCGCAAGCGAGAATTGCATTGTCAATAGTGCCGTACTTCTTGAGCAATTTCATTCCCGCAGTGACATTCTGACGAATTGTGTTGTTGCTGTGTCGTGCTTCGCCAGCATTGCAAACTGAAAGGCTTGCTTTTGCATACTCACTTGCGGATACTTTCAGTTTCATTGCTTCACTGCTTGCGCCGAACCAACCAACAATGATGTCGTATTGACCGCCAAGTATTTTTGGCTCATGCTTAGTCATGTAATCGGTACGGGTGATTTTCTTTTGTGTTTTCATTTTGTTTTTTCCTCTTGTGTTTGGAGTTGTTCCGCAACTCACACGGAGTGATTACTCACTAGACGACACAAACTGATACCGCAATATCAGTTTGTATCGGTACTAAGTAATCGCTAACGCTTATTGGTGATACACACTCTCAATGAAGCCATTGCAATTCTCAATTCCATATCCCTCAAAATACATTCCCGTCTCAAATTGGTAATGCGCATACTCAATGCACTTATCGCACACACAAGCCTCACGCTTTACAAGCCACAACATGGTGTCTATTTCTTCTTCACTCATGATGTCGCCATTGGAATACTGCACGCTCATATCTATCTCTTTTCTTTTGTATCGACTAGCCCTTGTGGCTATGTCCTCTACAACTAGAGTGGGGCTCAATTCATGGAATTGGCTTGTGGCCAAAAGCGCCTGTTTTCGCAGGGTTTTGCGTTCACATCACGCAGGGGAGGGTGGGCCCCCCCGGCACCCAGCAACGAAATGGATGGCGATAACGCAAAGCCGTGCAATCAATTTTCCCAAAAGGGGGTGGGGGATAGAAGAAAAGGGATGCTACCCTTATATTATTTGGACTTGCGGGATTTTTTCTTCTTGTTGACTTTAGCCTGCTCACTCAAAGCAATGGCGATAGCCTGTTTACGGTTGGTGACTACCTTTCCACCTTTGCCTGAATGCAATGTGCCCGTCTTAAACTCGTGCATTACCTTCTGGGTTTTTGTCTTTTTAGCAGCCATTATGAGCCTTTAATCCATTTCTTGTTTTTTGGTTGTGCCGTCTTTGATTTATCCCATTTCACTTTGTCAGCCCACCATGCTGGGGACATTGGTCCTTTAGCAATGTTTTTAGCATGTCGATTTTTGAACGCTTCGTTCTGACCAGCGGTCTGATTGGTTTTTACACCTTGCTGTCCAAAACGAAGGGTCTTAATTTGACCACCAGATTTTGCTACAACAATATGGGATTTGGTTGGATGGTTTGGCGTCCGTTTTGGTTGGTTATATCCAGACACTCCAGCCCTCGCCAAACGAGGGTCTTTTTTACTCGTCGCCACTTTCAGTCTCCTTTGTCTTAGAAGCATTTTTGGTGATTGGACCACCAGTTACCCATGCATCACAGGTTCGGTCTCCAGCGCACTTAAAGTCAAAGATTTCGCAGTAACCAAGTTGGGCTGTGTTGATAATGTCCCATGCTGATGACATTGGCTCATCGCCAAGCCCTTTCTCGATGCATGACAGCATGTCTGGTGAAACAACAAAAGCGGCACAGTTCTTGCAACGTGCCTTCTTGACTTCTGGAATACTGATGTTCCACATCTTGGCTTTCTTGCCCCAAAAACCATTGTTTGGGAGGGATGGTGTCAAAGGACCATAACCGGCATTGTCGATTGCATACTGACGGTTCTTAAGGTTGATAGTGATGTCCTGTGTAGCAGGTGGACATCCGTCAATTAGTTTTTCTTCAGCCATTTTACCTTCTCTTGAACTTGTGACCGTAGCCTACGAGCCAACCTTCGCTCTTAAGGAGCGAGGTTGGACATGTCTTGCCTTCCCCCCTCCCCTACCCCTCCCCCCGTTCGTTACATAACTGTCTGCGTTCACAGTAACACTCTCAGTGGTCGTAACGAAATGTCTTATTAGCAATGAAACAGAACGAAGAGTTGACGCTCACAAGCCAACAGCAGGAATACCTTGACTGGCTCCTCACAGCCCCTAGCGAGCGTGTACCGCCATCCAAAAAACAGATGGCTGTGCACGTAGGCGTAGATGTCAAGACACTCCGCCGATGGGAAAAGAAAGAAGTGTTCCTCTCTCAGTGGAAAGAGGCGGTTGACGAAGTTCAGGGGTCGCCTGAGCGCACTCAGAGACTCCTAGACACTTTGTATGCCAAGGCTCTTGATGGCGATACCAAGTCTGCACAGTTGTACCTGCAGGCTACGAACCGTATGGCTCCGCCTACGGTAACGGTTCAGTCTAATAAGAAAGCAGCAGAACTTTCTGATGCTGAGTTGGATTCTTTGATTGCTGCGGTAGCGGAGCGTGAGAAGGCTCAACGCACACATTTGAAGGCATTGTGAACATGGTTGAATGTCCTGAGTGTGGCGAGGAGTATCCACCTGTGGCAACACATTGGATTTGTCCAGCGTGTGGGATTGACGATAGGGCACAGCCAAAGATGGCTGTGTTTGAGGTGAGGGATTATGGCGACAACTAACGATGCGATGTTTACGGCTCTTTCGGGCTCGTATCCATCTGCCGGTCAGACCCTTGGCGACTTGTTGTATGCGTTCTGGTCTGAGAAGGGTTTGCAGTATCGTGGCACGCTTGAACGTGACTGGTATATTTCTGAAGGTGCTACTGGGTTTACTCTTGGTGATTTGGCTAACGATTACTTTTCAAACCTGTATGACGTTGTAATTTTTAATTACTCTGAACCAGATGAGTGGTTGGAGTTGCAAGTGTTTGACCGTTTTGACACGGTTGAACAGCAAGTATTTTTTATTTAGGTAACGATTCAGGAGAACATATATGGCAACTTTCACAAAAATAGCATTCAACCCTGCTGGCGGTACTCCTGCTGGAACGGGTTTGGGTATTCCAGTCACAGCAACAACTGCAGGTACGGTAGGAACAGTTATTCATACTGCTTCGACAACTCCTGCAACTATTGACGAAGTGTGGATTTACGCACAGAACTACGACACAACGGACCGCAAACTTACAATTCAGTGGGGTGCAGCAACTGTTGGAACACACGAAATTGAATACACAGTTAAAGCAGAAAATGGTTTGTATCTAGTTTGTCCGGGTCTCATTATGCAAGGCAACGCTACAGCAAAAGTTATTTCTGCTATTGCTGCAACTAGTACTGCAATTGTTCTGTACGGGTACGTCAACCGTATTGCCTAAGGGGTACTAAGTGCCTTCATATCTAAGAACAACAGCAGGTGGTAAAGCCATTAGTGGTGGTTCATTGGCTCCACGCACGAATAGATACAGTGCTGGTTCGGTTGCAACAAACGCTCTTGGAGTTTTAACTGTCGACCTTCCCATTTTGGCAACAGCAACATCAGCAAATGCTGGTTTTACTGTTGTCATCAGCAACTATGACGCAACGGTGACATACACTTTATCAACAACTGCTGGAAGCGTGTCTAGGTCAACAAACACAATTACACAAAGCGGTTTGGCTGCTAACGCTTCTGCAACTATTACGGTAACTGCTAGTAAAAGTGGATTCACAACTGCTGCACCAGTAACAAGGTCTGGAACTGCAGCCGCCGCATGTTCTTGTGTGTTCCAATACACGCAAACAGAAGGTGGAAACTGTTGTTGTACCGGAATGTGCGGAGCGGCAAACCAAGTATGCTGTTACGACATTTATGTTTACGCACCAGCATCATCACCTTGCACTGGAAGTTGCGGTAACAGCGTTGGTGGATGGTACGCTTGTGACGGAACTTGTTAATTAACAGAATAGGATAATTATGTCAAACACTGAAGAATATGTAAGTCCAGATGGATACCCACAATCACCGTTTAATAGAAATGCACCTGTAAACTGGTATGCTTTTGTAATTGATGGTGAAGTTGTTTGGATGCAAACATGTCAGGTGTCTTTAGAGTTTTTGAATATTGTATTGAAATCTGACCCAAAGATTATTCCTGTGCCAGATTATTTGGCTGGTGAAGTTCTTTCTGGTTGGACTTGGGATGGATTTGAATTCCATGAGCCAACAGAATAAAGAATTAACACCTTTCCAAATACATAAGCAACGCTTTGGCGGTGCTAAACCGTGGCACGCAATACAGCGTGAACATAGGGTTGACACTGAAGTATCTATCAGTAGATATTCTATTTGTGAGGGTTGTCCATCTTTTTTGAATATTACAAAACAATGCAAAGAATGTGGTTGTTTTATGAAAATTAAAACAAAAATTGATACTGCTGTTTGCCCAATTGGGAAATGGTAAAATCTCGCTGGATTATTTTTGCTCCAGTAGCATTAATCGCATTATGGTCTACCGTCGTAAAAGCAGACGCACTTGGAGACTGGACTGCATCGCAGTCATGTCTCAACTCAGGTTCTGTTGAGGTTATTAATAATTCAATTCTGATTAATGGTCCAGATGGTAACGGTTGTTCTGGTAAACCACATTGGACAAAGATTGAAACCACAATCCCAAATGGTGTGAATAGTGTTTCGTTCACATGGTCGTACTGGACGTATGATGGTGCTTGGTATGACCCTCCACAATATGGGGTTAATGGTGCATACACACAATTAACAATGAGTAGTCAGGCATCTGGTTCATTAACTGTGAACGTAGTTGCTGGAGATGTGTTTACATTTAGGCAATATTCAACTGATACCTGCTGTCAGCCGGGTCACTTAACGATAAGCAATCTTTCACTATGGGAATTTACAACAACATCCACGACCCCAACAACGACGACAACTACTACTACTGTTCTCGAAACGACTGTCCCTGTCACCAACCCGACTACTACGACAGTTCCAGAAACCTCAACCTCAAGTACGAGTACAACGACGAGCACGACGTCTACTTCAACTACGTCAACCACGACTACTACAACAACAAGTACAACAACAACTACGGTTCCTCAGCCACAGCCTGAGCCAGAGCCGATACCACCTTTAACCACCACAACGGAAGAAGAATCAACGACCACCACAGAGGTGACGCTTCCAGAAGAAACAACCACGACAGTTGAAGAAGTGACCACAACAACTGAAGAAGTGACCACAACATCTGAAGCACCTGAAGAAACTACCACAACGGTAGAGCCAAATTTAGAGCCAAATTTAGAGCCATTGGCTGAAGAAGAAGTATTGAATTTAATTGCTGAAGCCACAACTACAGAAGAACTTGTTGCCGTGCTTGAGGAACTTACCCCCGAACAGGTTGAGCAGGTTGTTGACCAGATTCTTGCACAGGAAGAACCACCTACTCCTGAGCAGGCTGTCGCTTTGGCGACTAGCCCAGAAGTACTGTCTGTTATCAGCCCACAGCAGGCTGTTGAAATCTTTGAGTCTTTGGATGTGACCGAACTGAGTACTGAAGAAAAAGATGCGGTCACAGAGGCTGTCCAGTCCGCACCTGTAGAGGTGCGACAGGCATTTGAGGACACAATTGATATCTTCTCAGACGACTTTGGCGACTATGTGCCGTTGGGCTCAACTGTGCCAGTAGATACTCGCCGAACCCTTATTGCTGTAGCGGCTGGTGCTACAACTATTGCTGTGTCCTCACGCAGACGGTAACGATTCAGGCTAATAGCGTGAAGAAACTTTTATCCGAAATCCATGCTTTGACTTGGACGCTTGCTGGCACCGGTATGGTGCTTATCACGCT